GGCCGAAGGTCGGCTACGGGCTGCGGGATGAGCTTGTGCAGGCGCAGATGGCGGGCGCGCTCGCGCGAGTGGCGCCGACTGATGCGTACCCCGACGCGGCGGCGGTCGTCGTCGCCGAGGTCGACCGGCGCGAGGCCGGTCGGGTCGAGAAGGCCGGTTGGTACGAACGGTTTGCCTACCTCCACGCCGATGACGGCTATTTCGACTTGGTCGAGCGGAAGGAATACAGCCGGCAGAACTTCAACGCGATCTTCCGGCACGTCGATTGCAAGTCGATCCACGCTGGCGCGAACGGCAAGCCGCGCCGGGTCGAGGCGTCGATCAGCTTTGATGAAAACCGACAGGCCATGGGCGCTAGGGTGCTTCAGGGCGTGACCTACGCGGCGGGCGACGGCGTGCTGGTGGCGCGCGACGGTGACGTCTTCGCCAATCTCTGGCGCGACGCGCGGCCGGCCGGATCGCGCGGTGACGTCTCGGCCTGGCTCGCGCACGCCGAGCGGATGCTGCCGGACCCGGTCGAGCGCGAGCACGTCCTCGATTGGATGGCCTACAAGGTCCAGCATCCGGCGGTCAAGATCAATCACGGCGTGCTGCATGGCGGCATTCCCGGGTCGGGCAAGGACACTCTCTGGGCGCCTTTTTTGTACGCGATCGGCGGCACTGGGAAGGCCAACATTGCGACGGTCAAGAACGAAGATCTGACGTCGCAGTGGGGCTACGCTTTGATGTCCGAGGTGATGGTCATCAATGAGCTGCGGCAGGTCGAGGCGGCCGACCGCCGGGCGCTGGAGAACAGGCTTAAGCCGATGCTGGCGGCGCCGCCCGAGACTCTGTCCGTCAATCGGAAAGGGCTGCACCCGGTCAACATTTTGAACCGATTGGCGGTCGTGGCATTCTCGAATGAGCGCGTCCCGATCGTGCTCACGGCGGACGACCGACGCTGGTTTGTGGTCTGGTCGGACGCCGAGCGCATGGCCGACGCCGACGCGGGTCGGCTTTGGGAGTGGTACCGGGATTTGGGCGGGTTCGACGCGGTCACGGGCTGGCTGCGCGCGCGGGACGTGAGTCGCTTCAATCCTGGCGCGGCGCCGATGACGACCGAGGCGAAAGCGATCATGACGCAGGCGGGCCTGTCGCCGGTCGAGTCGACCTTGATCGAGATGATGACCGAGCGTCGGGGGGAGTTCGCAGCGGGCGCCGTTCAGGGGCCATGGCCGCAGCTCTGCGACCGTCTGGCGGGTCACATGCCGTCCGGTCAGCGTTGCACAGTCTGGGCGCTATTCCGCGCGTTCAGGGACGCCGGCTGGCTCGATATCGGCCGAGTCAAGACGGTCGAGCACGGGACCAAGACTCACGTCATGTGCGCGCCGGACGTCTGGGAGCGGCTCGGCGAGAATCGGTCCGAAGTGCGGCGCTTGTGCGAACGGGCGAAGGCCGGGCCGGGACTGCGGGTCGTGTAATGAGAGACGGCCCCGAGAGGGGCCGTCGGGCCAGCCGAGCTAACGGCTGGCGGGGTGAAAAAAGACCCGCCGAGAGGCGGGCCGAACCGGAGGAGGAGAGACAGCGACTACAGGCGCAGTATGACAGCGATCAGCGCGGCCAGCAACGCCAGCAGCGCGGCCGTGATCATATTACCACCCCGTGCCCTTCGCAGTCCGGGCAATCCTTCCAGACATAGGTTGCACCGTCGCAGCCCTCCATCGGGCCATACATCCCTTCGGCGATACCCTCATCGCGCCAATGCGCGGCGCACGTCTCGCACCCGTGCGTGGCGTCCCATATTTCATTGGCTTCGGCGTCGGTCAAATCGACCGCACGGGAAAACAACCGTTCAAGGGTTTTGTGCAGGTCGTCGCCTTCTTCGGGCGTGGCTTGCAGCGCAAGATGATCAGGGTCACACGACACTTCAATGGTGCCGGTCGTTTGCTCCATACCCTCGACAATTGACGACACGCACAGCGCGGTGATCAATTCGCCCCGGCTTGCCATGTCGGCCCATTTTCCGAGTTGATAGAGGTCGTCGCAATAGATCCATTTACTGCGCTCGACTTCAGAGGGATATTCGGTGAACCCGTCCGGCTCGATTACTTCGACGTATTGAATGCACACGCCGACGCTCGGGCCGCAAGGGGTGTACTTGTATGTAGCGCGGTATAGGTCGCCGGGGCCGGCATAGTCGGCAAACGCAGCTTCGACCACGCTATTGTCGCGTTCGTCGCGGTCATATTCTGGTGGGTAGTCGTTCATTTTTTCACCTCGAACTGGATCGCTTTCAGCGCGGCCGCGAGTTTGACCCGCGCATCGAGAATTGCGACGTAATCCATCGGGGGCTGATTGGGTGCGCTGGGGGCAATGGTCTTGGTCCACTCCAAGACCGCGAGCGCGGTCGCCAGCGTGCGTGCGTCAATGGTAGTCATCGCGCGCCCCCGTCTGCGGTCAGCAGCGACCAGCCCGGCGCCGTCGCCTCCTCCTGGCGCCACGGCATGATGACCGCAAGCACCTCGGGCAGGCCGGACGCGGTGACCAGCGACGGCTTGTCGCCGTGCTGGCGAATCTGGACGTCCGTCTCGGCCGCGCCGAGCAGCTGCAGGGCCGCGTGGACGCGCGACAGGAGCGCCGGGTTGTACTGCGCCGGCTCGATCGGCGGGCGTGCCGAGCCGACGGGCGTGACGCGGTCGGTGTCCGGATAGGTGCCGTCGACCGACTGGACCGTCCGCACGGTCCCGTCCGGCTCGCGGATGATGACGGCGCCGGGGTCCGAGGCGTCGACCGTGACCACTTCGTCCAGCGTACGCTTGCCTTTGCCCGCGAGCGGCTCGATGGCCGCGCGGGGCAGGATCAGAGACCATGCGGGCGCTTGCGGCGTCGCGTCGACGCGGGCGCGCAGCATGACGTGCCCGTCGGTCGCCTCGGCGATGATGCCGCGCGCGTCACCGCGCAGGTGCATGCCGTTCAGGTAATAGCGGACGTCCGTCGTCGGCGCGACGGTGAGCATGGCGCGAATGACGCGCCGGGGGAGCGTGAACGTCATAGTACTGGACTCCATCAGAGTGTCGACGCAAGCCGCGTCCGTGAGCGGATGCCCGCTCACGGCCGAGTCCTGGTCAGGGGCGTCGCAGCATGGCGCGCACGCCGGTCGCTGCGACGATCAGCCCGATCAGCGCGACGGCCAGCACCGTGCCGATCGGGGTGTGCGGATCGGCGTCAACGGCGCCGCCCGCGATCAGAAGGCCGAGGATGAGGCGGATCATTACTCGGCTCCCTCGACGATGACGGACCACGGCTCGCCGTCGGCGGCCGTGCCCCAATACCAGCGTGAGCCGTCCGGCTCATCGCAGTAGTCGTCGCATTCGATCAGCAGATAAAGGTGGTATTCCGGGCAGGCCGCGAGCCGGACCGGCGTCGTGAGCGCGCCGGTCGAGTCGGCGATCGCGGTTGCGATAACGTCATGAGTGTCCATGTGTGATCTCTCCATCGCATTAAATTGTACAGCATCCGCAGCATGGCGCGTCTTCGCACCGGCCGTTGACGTTGCGGTAGAACGTCCGGTCCCCGAACGTGTAGGTGTCGCTTACTGGCGCCGGCGCGCTCGAGCTGCGCGACAGCAAAACCGCGCGACCGCGGCCGTGATACAGGATCCGGTCGCCTGGCCGGATCGGCCGGCCGGTCGACGCGCAGGTGCCCGGGTACCGGGCAGTCATTTCTTTCGCCATGTCAAGCCTCCGTCGCACGCTCTAGCAGCGTGATCGTGCGACTATCGTCGATCAACTGCATACCGGCCGCAGTCGGCCGGTACCAGTCGGCGCCGAACCGAGTCGCGAGCAGCGTGCCATAGTCGCGCGCACGCTCCGCGAGCGTAGTGCCCGGCCGATCGTTGATATGCTGGGGAGGGACCGAATAAACCGCGCGGTTGCCCGTAGGGAGGGTAACCGCGAGGATTGAGTCAGACAGTACAGACATAGTGTGCTCCGAAAGTAGGCGCGGCCGGAGCGTACCGGCCGCGCAGTGAGTTAAAAGTACTTGGCACCGGACCCGTGGACGACGATTGCGACGGAGGCCTGATTGGCGCGGGTGGCGCCGTCGCACGCTCCGCAATCGATACACTGACGACGATTGCCACCTTCTGGGCTGGCCGGGCAGGCAAACTCGCGCGCGGCCAGTGGCGTACCTTCGCGGACGACCGTAAACGTCCGCCATCCGCGCGCGCGCGCCTGATCGCGGTCGTGGGGACTGTCGGCGGACGCCATGACGATCGGCGCAAGGTCCGCGGCCATGGGTTTGCGCCATTGATGGGTGTACCCGGTATGCCCGGCCGCGTCAGCTAACAGCGCGATCCAGACGTGAGCAGGGATCGCTGCGGGATCGCCGTAGGCGCCGAGGCGGACCATGCGGTCCGCGAGATAGCGGGCGCCGTCGACGGGCTCGAGCTGCGGATAGGATCCGCGCGCGAAAGCGTGAAAGACAGACTGGACAGACTTGCCGATATCGACGTAGCACGTCCGGACTTTCTTGGACGTGAACCGGCCGGTTTTCGGATCGCGGATCCGGATACGCTTCGGCCGATGGCCGCAGTTACCGCAAATGCTGATATCGGCGCCCGTCGCCAGCGCCGTCAAGGGCGCCATGTCCGACCTAATGATGTAGGTCTGGACCATGTCCCCGGTCTTACCATTGATCGAGCGCAGGACGGCGATGCCGACGATAGGTTGACCGTCGATCTGCGACGGACCGCGGTAGAAAATGAATCCGCGCATGGTCAGACCTCCCACCCGTAGAGAGCGGTCAAGGCCGCGCTCTGGGTCATGACCTCGGCCGGATCGACCCGGCGCCCGATGGTCTCCAAGACCCTGCGGTCCCGGAGCGCGGCCTGCGCGGCCGCGATGGCGAGGGCGCGACCCTCGCCGATGTTCAGACCGGTCGCCACCCAGCGGGCGACGGCGCGACCCGCGCGAAGGTGGCGGGCGTTAAGAACTTGATTGTTTCGTTTCATGGTCAGGTCTCCAGGTAGTGGCGCGCCCGCAGGCGCGCCGGTGAGGGTTAGACAGTGGCGTACAAGCCGGCGTCGTATGACTCCATCACGGCGCGGCCGACAAGGTCGGGGCTACAGAGTTGCATCCCGAACAATCGGACGCGGCCGCGGATGTTACGGGCGCGGTCAACAAATTCGACGTCGAATACATCAAACTCGGCGCCGGTCGGCGCGGTGGGCGCGGTAATCTCCAGCACTTGGGGAGTGCCATAGTTGCGGCCGGTGACGTAGAGGGTTTTCATCGCGTTCGCTCCGTTGTTTCGTTGTGGGGTACTGCAATAGCGATTGTAGCGTTGTCGGCGGGCGTGCCCATTCTGCCCATGCTACAAATTTACAATTGCTTACAGAATTTACAATTGTTAATTAATTGGCGCGCGCCCATCGCGCCCATCGGATGCGACCTGCGATGGGCGTGCCCATCCTGCCCATCGGCGGATGGTCGGGCGGATGGTCGCGGTCGTGGGCAGCCGAGCAACGCGGAGCGTCCCTGCTAATGGTCCAGATGGGCAGATAATAAATAACAAGTCAGGCTTTCAATCATACTGTATAAATGTACAGTGGTATGCTATAGCAGCGCGGGCGCGCCGACGGCCGCGCGCAATGTCAGCGACCAAAAAGGGCATGCCCATATAGCCCATTTGACCCATCCTTGCCCATCCCGGCGCCGACGACCCGAATCATGGGCAAGATGGGCAATCCGGCCGCACGACCCATTTGACCCATCCCGTCGCGCGGCCGTGCGACCTGTCGGGGCATTGCCCATCCTGCCCATCGGCTGCCACCAGGTCGACCGCCAGCCGCCGCCAGCCGCCGCCAGCCGCCGCCAGCCGCCGCCAGCCGCCGCCAGCCGGTCGGCCGCCAGCCGGTCGGCCGCCAGCCGCCGCCAGCCGCCACCAGCAGGTCGGCCGCCAGCAGGTCGGCCGCCAGGTTGATAGCCGCCAGCTATGCGAGCCGCGAGGCTGATAGCCCCCGGGCAGGGCCGGCGCGCCGACGGGTCAAAATCGGAGGGGTCGCAAACATTTTTTATTTTTCTGCAAACTGCTAAACTGTTCCCCATGTTCCAAACTTTGCCGTTAACAGCCCGCGAACTGAAGGCGACGGAGGCGCGCCTACAGGCGATCTATGACGCCGCCAAGTTAGGCTTGCGCGGCGACAACCTGGCGCTGGCGGCCGGAATGTTGCCGGTCGAGTATCGGCGCCTCTGCACGCTGGACCCGCTCGCGGAGTTGGCTGAACAGAAGGGGCGCGCCGACGCAGAGATGGAGTTGAGTCAGACCCTGCACGCGGCCGCTGCCTCTGGCGACACCAAGGCGGCGTTGGAGTTGCTCAAACATCGGCACGACTGGGTCGCCAAGCAGCAAGTGCAGATCGACGTCAGTCAGCAGATCAGCGTCATCTCGGCGCTGGAGGCCGCAGAGCGGCGGGTCATCGACATGGACACTATAGATGCAACAGCCCATCTACTCGGCAGCGGACGAACAGACGCTGATGTCGCGTCTGTGGTCCGCCAAGATCAAGAACGACCCTGAAGCGTTCGTTCTGTTTGCGTTCCCGTGGGGGCAACCCAACACGCCGTTGGCGCACCATCGCGGGCCGCGCCAGTGGCAGCGGCGCCTCCTACGCAAGATCGCGGACCACATCAAGAACAACGACAACGCCGCCGCCTACAAAGTGTTCAGGAGCGCGGTCGCCTCGGGGCGCGGGATCGGCAAGTCGGCGCTCGTCTCGTGGCTCGTGTTGTGGATGCTGACCACCCGCATCGGCGCTACTACTATAGTGTCGGCCAACAGCGAGGCGCAGCTCCGCAGTATTACCTGGGCCGAGATTACCAAGTGGCTGGCACTACTGATCAACAACCACTGGTTCGAGATCAGCGCGACGCGCGTGACGCCCGCCAAGTGGCTGGCAGAGATCGTCGAGCGGGATCTGAAGAAGGGCACGCGGTTCTGGGCGATCGAGGGGCGCCTGTGGTCGGAGGAGAACCCGGACGCCTACGCCGGTCTGCACAACGTGGACGGGGTGTGCCTGATCTTTGACGAGGCGTCCGGCATTCCGGACTCGATCTGGGACGTGGCGCAAGGCTTCTTCACGGAGAACACGCCGAACCGCTTCTGGATGGCGTTCAGCAACCCGCGACGCAACGCCGGGTACTTCTTTGAGTGCTTCCATTCCAAGCGGGAGTTCTGGTACAGCGAGCACATCGACGCCCGCGACGTGGAGGACACGGACAAGGCGATCTATGAGCAGATCATCGCGGAGTACGGCGAGGACAGCCCGCAGGCGCGAATCGAGGTGTACGGTGAGTTCCCGAGCGCGGGCGACGACCAGTTCATCCCGCCGTACCTAGTGGACGAGGCGGCCGCCCGCCCACGGTACAAGGACGCCGAGGCGCCCATCGTGATCGGGATCGACCCGGCGCGCTCGGGCGCGGACGCGACCGTGATCGTGGTGCGCCAAGGGCGCGACCTGCTGCACATCAAGCGGTACAGGGGCGACGACACCATGACGACGGTCGGGCACGTCATCGACGCAATCGAGGAGTACAGGCCGACGTTGACGGTGATCGACGAGGGTGGGCTGGGGTACGGGATACTTGACCGGCTGACGGAACAGCGGTATAAGGTGCGTGGGGTAAACTTCGGTTGGAAGTCCAAGAACCCGATCATGTGGGGTAACAAGCGCGCCGAGCTGTGGGGCGCGATGCGCGAGTGGCTCAAGTCAGGCAGCATCCCGAACGATCGGCAGTTGAAGACGGACCTGACGGGTCCGAAGACGAAGCCGGACTCGGCCGGGACGATCTTCTTGGAGAGCAAGAAGGACATGAAAGCGAGGGGCATGGCCTCACCGGACGCCGCAGACGCGCTGGCGGTGACCTTCGCGTTCCCGGTCGCCTCGCGGCAGTCGTCCTTCCGACCCGAGCGGCAGACGGTCTACGCAGACCGGGTCAACCAGACCGCTGGATGGATGGGCGCATAAAATGCCGCTAAATAATTTGGCTCCAGCGCCGTTAAATTCTTTGCTGGGCACATACCAAAAATACATAGGCGACCCATTTGCGGCTGTTGTTGGCGGCGGCGTTCGAGGACTGCTAGGTTTTTCAGCGCCAGAGTATGGCGGCGCTCTCGGGCAAGAAGCTTACAGAACAGGCCAAGCAATTGGCGTTATGCCGATGGTTGCTGCGCCTGTTGGACTAGCCCGCGGGCTTACTAAAGTTCCTGTTATGGCAGAGCGTTTGGCTAAAGAACAAAAATACTACGGCAGGCCAATGCAAAACGCTTCCGAAGGAATACTAACGTATATGCCTCCGGAAAAGTTTTTGTCTTTAGCAACTACTGGATCTGACGTACAAAAAAGAGCCGCCGAGCTAAAATCTTTCGACGTTAAAAAATTTAACGAGGAGTACCTGCCTTATTTGGATATTTCTTTTGGCGGCAGTAAACCTTCGCGAGTGCTTTTTCACGAAGGACGCGCGCGCGCCACAAGAGCAATGATGGATGGAGTAGAACAAATTCCTGTGGTGATACGCAGCCGAGGCCAGCTATTTAAGACTGTTGATGACTTGCCAGTACAGATCACAAGAGAAAACTCTCGGTCAAAAATTGACATGGGCGACGTAGAGAAAGTAGACTTGTTGATGAAAAGAGACTAGCGCATGACCAAGAAATCCGTTAGCCTGTCCGTGGGGCGTGGTGAGAAGCTGCCGACCAAAGAGGGCGCGGGGCTGACGGCCAAGGGCCGTGCCAAGTACAACGCAGCCACTGGCAGCAACCTGAAGCCGCCCGCGCCCAACCCGAGGACGGAAGCGGACAAGGGTCGCAAGGCCAGCTTCTGCGCCCGGATGGGCGGGGTCGCGGCCAAAGCCAAGGACGGCGAACGCGCCAAAGCGGCGCTCAAACGGTGGAAATGCTAATGAAGCCTGGTCTGTACGCCAACATCCACGCCAAACGCGCTCGCATCGCAGCAGGGTCGGGCGAGAAGATGCGTAAGCCCGGCACCAAGGGCGCGCCAACGGCCAAGGACTTCAAAGAGTCGGCCAAGACTGCGAAGAAGAGGTAGCCATGCCACTTGTCAAGTCACCCAGTCCGGGCGCATTTCGTAAGAACGTCAAGACGGAAATGGCCCACGGCAAACCGCAAAAGCAGGCGGTCGCGATCGCCTACGCGACCAAGCGGGCTGCGACCGCCAAAAAAGGCAAGAAGTGAAAGACGTCCTTGACACCATGCGGACGCGCCTGCGGGTGTCGATGTCCGCGTATTCAGACAGCCGGCAGGACCAGTTGGACGACCTGCGGTTCATGGCCGGCTCGCCCGACAATAACTGGCAGTGGCCGGCGGACGTGCTCAAGACGCGCGGCAGCGCCCAAGGCCAGACGATCAACGCGCGCCCCTGCCTGACGATCAACAAGCTCCCGCAGCACGTCAGGCAGGTCACAAACGACCAGCGGCAGAACCGGCCAAGCGGCAAGGTGATCCCGGTTGACGACAACGCGGACATCGAGGTCGCAGAGGTGCTGGACGGCATCGTGCGGCACATCGAGTACATCTCGGACGCTGACGTCGCCTACGACACGGCGTGCGAGAACCAGGTCATCCACGGTGAAGGGTACATCCGCATCCTGACGGAGTACTGCGACGAGACGAGCTTCGATCAGGACATCAAGATCGGGCGGGTCCGGAACCCGTTTTCGGTCTACATGGACCCGATGATTCAGGATCCGTGCGGCGCGGATGCCGAGTATTGCTTCATCACCGAGGAAATCACCAAGGAAGAGTACCATCGGATGTATCCGAAGGCGTCTCCGGTGACGTCCATCATGGCGCAAGGCACTGGCGACGCGGATTTGAGCCAGTGGGTGGCAGAACTGACCATCCGGATCGCCGAATACTTCTATTTTGAGCACGAACCGGCCACTTTGAACCTGTATCCGAACGGGCAGGTGTTCTTTCAAGACGATCCGCAAGACAAACAGATGCGGCAAATGGGTCTTCGGCCCACTCGGCAGCGAAAAGTCGACCGAAAGCGCGTGAAATGGCTCAAAACCAACGGTTTTGAGGTGCTGGAAGAGCGTGAATGGCCCGGTAAGTACATTCCGGTCATTCGGATCGTCGGAAACGAGTTCGAGGTCGACGGCGAGGTGCAAATTTCGGGTCTGGTGCGGAACGCCAAGGACGCCCAGCGGCTTTATAACTACTGGGTGAGCCAAGAAGCGGAAATGCTGGCGTTGGCCCCCAAAGCGCCGTTTATCGGCTACGGCGGGCAGTTCGAGGGCTACGAGCACCAGTGGAAAACGGCCAATATCAACAACTGGCCGTATCTGGAGGTCAACGCAGACGCCACGGACGGCCAAGGCGTGCCCTTGCCGCTGCCGCAGCGGGCGACTCCTCCGATGGCGCAAACGGGCCTCATACAGGCCAAAATGGGCGCGTCGGACGACCTCAAGGCGACCACAGGGCAGTACGACCCGAGTCTGGGCGCGACGTCGAACGAGCGGTCAGGCCGGGCGATCTTGGCGCGGCAGCAGCAGAGCAATACGGGCACCTACCACTACGTCGACAACCTGGCGCGAGGCGTCCGGTACATCACGCGGCAGATCATCGATCTGGTGCCGAAGATCTACGACACCCGTCGCGTCGCGCGGATCATCGGAATCGACGGCGAGGTCGAGCAGGCCGAGATCGACCCGAGCCAGCAGCAGGCGGTTACCCGGGTGGTGAACGAGCAGGGCATCGTCATCAAGAAGATCTACAACCCGATGGTCGGCAAGTACGACGTGCGGGTCACGACCGGCCCGAGCTACATGACCAAGCGTCAGGAGTCGATGGAGGCGATGGGGCAGATCCTGCAAGGCAATCCGCAGTTGTGGATGGCTGCGGGCGATCTGTTCGTCAAGAACATGGACTGGCCGGGCGCGCAAGAGCTGGCAGCGCGGCTCAAGAAGATGATCGATCCGAAACTGTTGCAGGATGAGGACGATCCGGCAATCCAGGCGGCCAACCAGCAGATCGAGGCGCTGAACGGGCAGATCCAGCAGATGATGGGGCTGCTTCAGAACGTGAACCAGTCGATGGAGGCGCAGGATCTGGCGATCAAGGGCCAGGCCAACGACATCAAGGCATACGAGGCCGAGACGCGCCGGCTGCAAGCGATGTCGGCGGCGATGACGCCCGAACAGGTGCAGGAAGTGGTCATTCAGACCTTGCGAGACGTCATGGACATGGGTAACTTGGCGGCCATGCCGCAGAACTTTGCAGGGGCGCCGCAATGACGTGCGAAGTCTTTATGGGGCAACTGTTTTTGGCGCGGGACGTCACGCATTCGGTTCACCTCAACACCCGTTCCTACGCCAAACACGTCGCGCTGAACGAGTTCTATGATGGCGTGATCGACCTCGCAGACAAGTTTGCAGAGGCGTATCAAGGAAAGTACGGGCTAATCGGGCCGATCTCGCTTCAGTCGGCCAAAAAGACGAACAACGTGGTGGAGTTCTTGGAAGATCAGGCGAAAGAGATCGAGTCCACCCGGTACAAGGTAGTCGACAAGGAATGCACCCCGTTGCAGAACATCATCGATGAGATTTTGGGGCTGTACTATTCCACGCTCTATAAACTCAAATTTTTGGCGTAAAGCATGGGACTTGTCCTAAAAGATCGCGTTAGAGAAACGACCACCACTACTGGCACAGGCACGCTGACGCTGGCCGGTGCGGTGACTGGGTTTCAATCGTTTGCTGCTATTGGAGACGGCAATACGACCTACTATGCGATCACGGACGGGACGGATTGGGAAGTCGGGATCGGGACGTACACATCATCCGGCACGACGTTGAGCCGAGATACGATTTTGTCGTCAAGCAACAGCGGGTCAGCGGTCAATTGGGGCGCTGGTAGCAAAGATGTTTTTGTGACGTATCCTGCTGGATACAGCATCAACAACATAGCAACTGGGCTGGAGTCAATTGCAATAGGCGAATTTTCTGTTGCCAATAATGCGGTTGACGTTGCGGTTGGAAAATACGCATCTTCTACAGGATCTTTTGGGGTTGCTGTTGGTTTTCAACCTTTAGCAGACGCAACGGGTTCGATTGCGCTTGGCCGAGCGCCCACGGCGTCGGCAACGGGTTCGATTGCGCTTGGCCGAATTGCTTTTGTCGATGTATCAGCCGATTACAGCGTGGCGTTTAGTGCAGCTAAAGCAACTGCAAAAGGTCAGCTTGCGTTTTCCGGATACTTTGGAGACTATTGGGTTTTCCAAGGATCTTTGTATGTGTTGCTTTGCGAAACAACCAATGCAACACCAAAAGCGTTTACTGCTGACGGTCTGTCGGCTACAACCACCAATCAAATATATCTAGATGAAGACGGCAAAGCCTATTCGTTTCACGGAACAATAATCGCTCGGCAGAAGAACTCTGCGGGGACCGATTTTGCTGCTTGGGAAATTAAGGGCGCAATCTTGCGCGGGACTGGTGCTGCCAGCACGACACTTGGTAGTTACAACATCAACAAGTTGAGCGCGACGGCAGGTGCATCGGCGTGGGCAATCGGGCTGTCTGCTGACACGACCAACGCTGCGCTCAAGATCGAGGCAACCGGAGCAGCATCGACCGACATCCGGTGGACTGCATCGATTAATACATCGCAAGTCAAACACGCATAAGGACCGCGCATGGGCGCAGTAAATATCGACAACACTGGATCAGGGTCAGCGGTCACCCTGTCATCCAACGGCACGAGCCTGTTGC